ACCGTGATTTCGAACATATGAACTTTGGGTTACTTGAAACTATCAATGATGATCATGTTGAGCCCGGTTATCATGTGGGGCGCCATATTCACACTAATCGTGAGATATTTGGCTATGTAGTTACTGGTCCCTGTTATCACCAGGATGATGTAAACGGCGCAATCAAAATCCCGTCCGGAGCAGTTCAGCGTATGTGTGCAGGGACAGGCATGGTACATAGCGAAGGTAATGCTAGCGATCATCCTGTACGGTATTTGCAGCTTTGGATACGCAGCGAACAGAAAAACTATACGCCCGAATATACCTGGCATCAGTTTACTCGTGAAGATAAGCTCAACCAATTTTGCGATATCACAGCGGTGTTGCCAATTAAGGCCGATGCACGTTTGCTTGCTGGAATATTCACCCAAGCATACACATTTACCCTAAACCCTGCTCGTAAGTACTATGCCTATGTTGTGCGCGGCACTGGCAGCATAAATGGGCAAGCCTTTACAGAAGGTGATGGGTATAAGTTTGAACAAGAACTGCAAATCAACATTACCGTTAACAGTGAATCTGAGCTAATACTATTTGATTTGCCTTGAGCAATCCTGTACAATAGCACGATGCTAACAACGATTCAAGACGCAGTAAAACAACTTCTACCCGCTAAAAAGAAAACTTCTTCGAGCGGGTGGACCAGTTTTAATGCCGTATGTTGTGAGCACAACGGCGAAAGCCGTGATACTAGGGGGCGTGGCGGATTAATTACAAATCCAAATGGCTCAGTATCATACGCTTGTTTCAACTGTAACTTCAAGGCTAACTACACACCGGGTAGGCACTTAAATTATAAGTTCCGTAAACTCCTGAGTTGGTTTGGAGCAGACGAAAACTCCATCAAGCGTTTGGTAATTGATGCTATTCGGGTTAAGGAACTAGTAGGCCCAGAAGAAGAAAAAGAACAAGCCGAAGAAGTTTCGTTCAAAGCCCGCCCCCTTCCCACCGGGGCAAAAAGTCTTAGTGAATGGCGCACGTTCCTGGCCTTAACAGATGATTCCTATGTTACTCCAGAGTCACTACAACGGGCAGTTGAATACGTAGACCGTCGCGGGGGCAATTTACTAGGTAGGTATGAGTTCTACACCACAGAAGATGACGAACATAACATGCACAAGCGTGTTATTATTCCTTGTTATTGGAAAGGTCAGTTAATAGGCTCCACGTCAAGGACATTTGAAGATGGCATTAAACCAAAATACTACGCAGACTACGAGCCAAACTATGTTTTCAACATGGACAAGCAGACTCCTGAGAAAAAGTTTGTCATCGTCGTTGAAGGACCGTTCGACGCGATGGCAGTTGATGGTGTTGCTGTCCTTAGTAATGAATGCGGAGAGGTGCAGGCAGATATTATCGACAGTCTTGGACGGGAAGTCATTGTTGTTCCAGACTTTGACTATAAGTTGGTCAAAGGGAAAAGTGTATGGGCCGGTTCGAAGCTTGTGGAGCAGGCTATTGAATTCGGTTGGTCAGTTAGCTTTCCCATCTGGAATGAATCTGTAAAGGACGTAAGCGCCGCAGTAGAGAAATATGGAAAGTTGTTTACATTAAAAGCAATACTAGCAGGTAAACAATCGAGTCGGTTAAAAATCGAGTTACACAAGAAACGCATACATAGTTAATAATGGCTACAAAAGAATATTCAACAGATTTACAAAAATTATTTTTAGAAATGATGTTACAAGACGCACAATCCTTTGTGCGTATATCTAACATCTATAACCCTGAGAACTTTGACCGCAGTATCCGTGCCGCAGCCGAATTTTTAAAATCCCACTCAACCGAATATAAAACATTACCTACAGCAGAGCAGGTTAAAGCCGTCACTGGCGTCGACTTGCGTCCAGTACCTGAACTAAACGAAAGCCACAATGAGTGGTTTATGAATGAGTTCGAGTCTTTTACTCGCAGACAAGAACTAGAACGTGCTATTTTAAAGTCAGCTGACTTATTGGAAAAGGGCGACTTTGATCCTGTTGAGAAACTAATTAAAGACGCAGTTCAAATTAGTTTACAGAAAGACTTGGGCACTGACTACTTTGCAAACCCATCTGAGCGTATTAACAAATATTTTAACAACGGCGGCCAAGTAAGTACAGGCTGGCCGCAGATGGACAGACTGTTGTATGGTGGTTTTAGTCGCGGAGAACTAAACATCTTTGCAGGTGGTTCAGGTTCGGGTAAGTCTCTTGTTATGATGAACATTGCGCTAAACTGGCTTGCACAAGGTCTTAACGGGGTATATGTGTCGCTAGAACTTTCGGAAGAACTTTGTAGTTTGCGTACTGATGCTATGTTGACTAGCACTAGTACAAAGGACATTCGCAAAGATATTGACAATACTAGTTTAAAAGTTAGTATGGTTGGTAAGAAGTCGGGCACATACCAAGTTAAAGCATTGCCTGCACAAAGCAATATTAACGATGTGCGAGCTTACTTAAAAGAATTTCAAATTCAAACTAATCGCAAAATTGACTTTGTGATGATCGACTATTTGGATTTGCTAATGCCAGTGAGCGCTAAAGTTAGCCCTAACGATTTGTTTGTTAAAGACAAGTACGTTTCTGAAGAATTGCGTAACTTAGCCAAAGAGCTAGGTATGCTTATGGTCACAGCTTCGCAGTTAAACCGTAGTGCTGTTGATGAGCCGGAGTTTGACCACAGTCATATTTCTGGTGGTATTTCTAAGATTAACACAGCGGATAACGTGTTTGGTATTTTTACAAGCAGACACTTAAAGGAAAAAGGCAAGTATCAAATTCAGTGTATGAAATCTCGTAGTTCAACAGGCGTTGGACAAAAGATTGATTTAGATTACGACATTGAAACTATGCGTATTACTGACCCTGGTATTGACGCTGACAGCGCAGGTGGTCCACCTAAAGTCAGCAGCATTATGAGCCAAATTCGTAATAAACCGGCACCAACACAAGACGGCGACGACGAATCTACATCATCATTTAAGAGAGCTACGGGTACTCCTGCGTGGGAACAACCAGCAAAGGTAACTGGCGAGGTTCAAAGCACTAAGTTAAAGCAAATGTTGGCTGGGCTAAAGAAATCTGATTGAGTTATCCGATCTAAATTAAAATACATAAATATAACTAAATCGGAGCAGGATTTTGCGTAAACATACACGTAGTATATTAGATGAGCTTGCTAGCATAGGCGCACAAAGAGATCAAGAAAGTCTCATTGAGAGTCGTGCTAGCAATGTAATTGCAGGTGCAATTAATCTAATCAATTACATTAAAGAACATTACGATGCTGAGACAGCAGACGAACTTGAACGCCGTCTTTTAAACAGCATACGTAGTCAGGAACCAGCTAAGTTTAGTCGCAAAATTCGAAGTCTCCGTGAATCACGCAGAGACCAAGAATGAAAATAGACCAAATACTTAACGAAAATACCGAACAACTAGACGAACTATCGTGGCAAGATGTTAAATCTGGCGCCGCAAACACACTAGGTGCAATTGGAAAAGGCATCGGCGGAATTGCTAGTGTCCCGCAAGGTATAGCTCGCGCAGTTAAATCAGGCTACAAAGATGGGGTTAACGCAATTGGTGGTCCAGCAGATCAAACCAACCCGCAAGCAGCACCTGCTGCACAAGGTGGCTCAACTCAGCAAGCTGACACATCGGGAATTGAATCTCAGATTAAGCAAAAAGAGCAAGAGCTAGCTGATTTAAAATCACAATTAACAAAGTCGAATAGCCAACAAGGCCAGTCTCAAAAGTCCAATCAAACTACACAATCGAGCAATGCACCAGCTGATGCAAGCTATAGCAATAAAGTTGGCGACCAATTAAAGCAAACAGGCCAAGGCATAGCAGGTGCAATTAAAGGCGCACAAGATGCAATGCAAGCAGGGGTTGGTATGGGCGCATCTGGGCAAAGTTTAATGTCGCCTAAAGCAGGGGATGATGTGCAGAGCGTAAAAGATGCGCAAGGAAAAGATCACCAATATAAGAAAGTTGGGCAACAGTGGGTTAACATGGCCGACAACCAACCAGTTGATCCAGCAACAGCCGCTATGTTAGATCGCCAAGGTAAGCAAAAAGCAGCCGCACAAGCAGCTAATGCTGAGATGGATAAAAACGCACAAGGTCAACAGTCGCCAGCACAAGCACAGGGCACAGCAACTCAAGGAGCAGACGCAACTGCCCGTGGTGATGTTAACAAAGGTTTTGGATTTAATTCACAAACTGGTAAGCCATATACTAGTGCCGCTGACGCAAAAGCAGGCGAAGCAGAAAACGCAAAAAATTCTGCACCAACACCACAACAAGTACAAAATCGTGCCGATGCCAAGGCCGCAAATCCGTTTGGTTTTAATGATCAAACTGGCGAGCCGTTTAAGTCTCAGGCTGAAGCTGATGCGTTTAACGCACGTAGACAAAAGCAAGCAACTGCAACACAAGCCGCTAACGCTGAGATGGATGCAAATGCACAGGCTGCACAAAAAGAACCTGCAGAGCCAGGGCAAGCCGCTGTATGGAAAAACAATCGTAATCCAAACGGAGCAGCCGCAACAAGTCCACAAGCAGCCGCAGACCAAGCTGCACAAGCACAGCAAAATCCAGCAGTATGGAAAAACAACAGAGCGCCAGAGGGAACTCCTGCTTCTACTAGCCCACAGGCAGCAGCCGCAACAGTACAACCACAAGGCAAAGACTTGCAGACACGTATGGCAAAGCAATTGGGCCAAGCACCAGCGGGAACTCCTGCACAAGATGGTAAGCCAGCAACACCAAACTTTGGTCAAATGCAACCTGGTTACTCTAGTGTTAAAATGAATGCCCCAACAGGTATTCCTCAAGTTGGTGGACCGCAACCCACAACTGGCGCTAAAGCAGTTCCAACACAACAACCAGCACCAGCAGCCGCACCTGCGCCAACAGCAAGCGCACAAGCAGATGCAAACAAGCCGGGATTCTTGCAAAGCAAGATTAAAGGTTCTCAAGTTCCTGCCGCACAGCCACAAATGGCAGGCACAGACTTCTCAGCAATGCTAGCACGTAAGGCAAAAGTTAGACTATGATGCACGTTTATGAAGGTGGCAATATCTTTGGTGACGGGGATATTGCTAAGGAATATGTAGCAGGCGTTGTAAAACATGTACAGCGTGATTTACCTGGCGGTATTAAAGCAATACCGGATATAGGTTCTGCTGGGTATAAAGTAGCCAGTGGAGACATGGACTTGTTTATTGATGCTGGTGTATTAATGCAAAAGTTTCAAGTAGCCGATGACAAAGCAGCTAAACAAGCATTGGAAACATTTATGCAAGCAAAGGGCTATAGAACTAAAATTAGTGGCCGCAATGTGCATATTGAAGTTCCGTATGCTACACCAGAAGGACAGCGTACAGTACAAGTTGACTTAATGGTTATTGCTGATGCAGATGTTGTTGCCCCGTGGCACCAACACGGCCCACGTGGTATGTACGATCAACCTAATTTTAAAGCAAGTCATAACTTTATTTTAATGAACAGCATTGCTAAACATTTAGGATTAAAGTTTGATGCGTTTGGTGCTAAGTTAATGCGCCGCGACGATAATACTGTAGTTGGACGCACTAGAGATGAAGTTGCTAAGATACTGTTAGGTAATGCTGGTAAAGCAGATGACTTAAACAGCGTTGCTTCTATGGTCGCAGCACTAAAGAATGACCCAGATAAAGACAGTAAACTAGCACAAGCTAGGCAAGATGCTGCCAAGGGTATTATTACTATGCCTGAGCCTGTGCAAGAAGGTTCAGCAAACTGGTTTAGAAAGTATAGCAGTTTACTATGAAGATCAATGAAGTAATCACCGAAGCCTGCTGGAAAAACTATAAGCAGTACGGCATGAAGAAAAAGGGTAACAAGATGGTACCTGACTGCCGTGGACCAGTTAAAGAAGGCGGCTGGGACTCAACTGTTACACAAGGCACAGTGATCTCCCCTAATGTAGTTAAAGCCGCGCTAGGACAAGTGCAACGTTTTGTGGGTGATTTTAACCGTTGGCTAGAAGCACGTAATCGTCCCCCAGTTAAGATGGGTCGCCCGACAGGTTCTAGTGCATATCACGATCGTGACCCAGAAGATAAAGTTTACGGCGATGTAGACTTGCAAATGATTGCACCTAACGACGATAGCATTTCCTACGGGCAGTTTACAACATTGTATAATAAACTAGCAGATGAGTTTATTAAAGAAATGAAACCTGCTTATGTACATCCTGAAGAAAGCAAGCCCGGACATCCTATTGTCCAAGTTGGTCACGATCAGTTTGTACAAGTTGACTTTATGTGGCATCCAGAGAAGTTAGCGCAATGGGGTGCAGCACGAGTAACACCTGAACACAATGTTAAGGGTTTATTAACTGGTAACATGTACAGTGTCTTAGGCGAACTATTGGATATGAGTATTCAACATGCCGGGGTACAGTTAAAAACACAAAATGGCCAACATGTCCCATTTAGTAAACAAAAGGGTGTTGAGATTCAAACATTATCTGTGAATCCCGAAACCTACGTATCGGATATTTTTAAGTACGAGTACGAACAAATTACAAAGCGTCCAGTAAACTCTCAAACTTACGTTGATCCGTTATTAAACGCAAACGCAGGTAATAACCCCGCTGAAGTTAAAATAAGCAGGTTAGTGTTGGGCATTAAAGGCCTAGCACGTAGTTTTGAAAAGAATAATATGTTCGGTCAAGGCGACCTAGCAAACTTTACAAACGCCAATGACTTTATTACTAAGTTCTGGAAGCGTTACGAAGAAAAAGCAATGATTGACATAGCTGGTAAGAAACGTGACAAGGCACAAACTCCTGACGCTATTGCCCGTGCCAATGCAGACCGTGAAAAAATCCTACAAGGGTTAGCAACAGTTAGAGGTTACTTTAATGCTTGAGTTCATTAGTACCTTATTCGAAGCAGCCGCAAGTCCACGTATTCCTCACCCCGAGGATGCTATCTTTGATGGTGGTCCTGAAGCCAAGCGTTATATTGATGCATTAAAAAATGTAATTGCAAACCCAGGTGGCGTTAGCATCAAGTGGGACGGCGGCATTGCGTTAGTGTTTGGATATGACCCTAACGGGCATTTCTTTATTAATGACAAGTACATGCCTGCAGGGTTCTATGCACATAGTCCTGCTGACTGGGAAAAGTACGACACCGAAATTAAGAAAAGTAAAACAGCACGTACAGATTTGTATCCTAAGTTAGGCGACATTTGGGCTGGGTTAAAACAATCAGTCACCGAGCAAGGCGTGTTTAAAGGTGACTTAATGTGGACTGGACAATTGCAGCCACAAAATGGAGTATTTGTATTCAAACCCACTACAGTTGAATATCACGTTCCTGTGAATAGTTCTATAGGTAAACTTATTGCCGGCAGAGTTGGCGGTATTGTTGTACACCAATACAATGGTGCTCCTTGGGACGGTCAAACAGGACTTGCAAATAACAGCAACGTTACCATTATTAGTCCTACTGCGGGGTTAAAGTTTAGTCTTAACGAACCTATGCAATTAGTCAATGCTGCCGAAAAAGCTAAGAATCTAATTCCAGCAGCAGAGCAATTCCTAATGGGAATGGACAAAACTGCACAGGCCGCAATTAAAACATACTTTAATAAAAAGATAACAGGTCAAACAAATGACGACCTAACAACATGGATTGCTACTAATGTTAGTGGTGTCCAGGCAAGAAAGTTGTTGGGCGATAATAATGACGGGTATCTGTATAACAATGCACAAGGCTACGAAGCCCTGCGAGCAGTATGGAATGCCGTATATCAACTTAAAGTAAACTTAGCAGATCAACTTGAAAAACAAGTTCAAGGATTTGAGCAGTGGACTGGTGGACAAAAAGCTGGTGAAGGCTTTGTTGTAAACACACCCGACGGGTTAGTTAAGCTAGTCAACAGGGGTGTTTTTGGCGCCGCGCATTTCAACAAATAACGCGGTTATTTTATCAATTTGATAAATATTTACATGTAACGCACCAAAGCGTTCATATTATTTAGGAGAAATTAAAATGGCAACATTTACAAGAGTTAACGGCGGTACAACTGCTGGTGAATTTATCGGACGTGATATCAAGTTTGTTAAGTGCAACTTAACTGGTATCCACACAAGCTACACAGCAGCTGACAGCAATCTAGAGAAAGTAACTCGCGTACTTTCTAAGTTCTGTACAGTTACAGTAGTTGGTACTCCAGCTTCTGACAACGTTATTTTCGTTGTTGAAGGTCTTCCAACTAAAGTTGGTGATAGCACAGCTGATCAATCAGCTGGTACAGCAATCGCTACTGCTTTGGCTACTGATGCTGACGCAGCTACAAGCGGTTCTACAACTTGGACAGTGTACAACGGTCTAAGCGGTACAACTTTCGCTTAATTAGTTTTTTAACTAAAAAGAAAGCACTCTTTATGAGTGCTTTTTTTATGACTATAAGTATGTGTATGAACAACAATCTCGAATACTTTACTATATGCACACTAGTTGATATTACTAGGACTGGCGTTACTAGAAATTCGCCTGACCGAGAGTTTGACAGAAACCAGCAACGTAACTGGGAATCTGTGCTACAGGTTATTGGGCTTCGTGCTCAGCCAACAGTAGTGTATGACCCAGTGTCCGATGTTATTGACCAAGACCTAGTTGAACGCATGTTTGGCGAAATGCACCACAGCAAAGACCAAAAAGTGTGGGTAGTTAGTTTTGCAGTAGAACACAAGGGAGTCTTTAGTAAAGACAATGACCCGTTAGGATACCTTAAAGACGATTTTAATCAAGTGCCGGTTGTGTGCGGACTTAACGAAACAGCGAGATTTATGTTACCTATATTTTATTCTGACGGGGCATTGAAAAATATATCCTTTGCCCCGGGAGTTGTATCTGTTAATTAATGCACGAACTAAATACACTTACTGATGCCTTCGCATCGCAACTATTATAACAATAAGGGGTAAGAAGCTATGGCTTCGGTAGATATTGAAAAGAAGAGTCTTGAGGCGCACGTTGAGATCTGCGCGGTAAGGTACTCTAACTTGGAAACACAATTACAAAACTTAGAAAGCCGTATGGACAAAGTTGAGGGCTATCTAATAGAAATCAAAGACACGATTTCTAGATCAGCTAGACCCCCGGAGTCTAAGAGCTCCGAAGAAGTTACGGGCCCATACAAAATGATGCTAACAATTGGTACTACCATCGGTGGCGCTCTTATTGGGGCTTTAATTACTCTTATTGTACATATCAAATGAAAATCGTCGAACTTATTAATAGCAATTTACACGTTGCAATCACAAATGAAGAATCTGACGTACTAAGTAAGTTCAAAGAACAATCATCAATTTTAAAACAATCTCTAGATGAAAGAGAGATTATCATAGCCAATCAACTAGTCAATAAAGACTTGTTAATTCGAAAAAATAACAATGGCAAAATCACATACTTCAAAGCAGGTCAATCGCACCAAAGTTGAGCATTTAACTCAACTAGCAACATTAGAAACTGCGGCCGACATAGTTAGTCAATATTTAAAACAATGGACTAAAAATGAAATACGTAGGCTAATTCATGCAGACACTATTCCGTTAATTCCTGTTGGTAACAGTCTACAAGTTGGTCGTCACAGAGTAAGACCCCGTAACAAACAATGGGAATTATGTAATGATTTTTTGAGGTAATAGAGTCCTTTACTAACAAAAAATCAGCAGTAATATACAGCATCTTGCAACAAACGCACAGGTTCAAATCAGCAGATGAAATCCTGGCGAAAGATAAAAAGCTAAGTAAATTAGAAACAGATTTTCAGCATTACGATTACAGTATGCGCAAAGCAGCAGCCCGCAAGGACTATATGCACATAGATGTAATTGCTAGCAGATACTATGATACAAAAACAGTACTTGAAGAAGCTAGAAATGATTTAGAAAAAACGTTAAGAATGAATAAATACTTAAAAGTTTGGGAAATTGGAAAACCACTATGAAACTAAAAGAATTCGGCTCTAAGCCAACTGCACAGCAAATGAATAAAGTCGTTGAAAGCCGTTTCGGTTTTAAAATTGACTTTGATAACATGACATTCCGTAAGGCTTACTCACTAGCCACTGGATTAAACGAAAGCATCGGCAAAATTAAATCTACGCATGGCGTTCATGTAGCTGAGAAAAACCCTCAATACATGGAACTATTACTAGTTCGCGAAAGCCTAGATCGCTGGATGTTAGAGAACAAACAAGTTCTTGTACAAGAAAGCGAAATGGCCAAGTCTGAAGCTATTCTTGCCGCTAAGAGCATTGTTGACGATGTGCAAGACATGTTAGAGAAAATCTCTAAAATGCAAAACGAGCAATTGCCAGCATTGCTAGACACAATCCGTGATCAAATCTCCATGGAAAAAGCCGAAGCATTTAAAGGCGCTATTTCTCCATTGCTACAGCAATTGTCACAAACTCTACAACAAGGTCGTGAAACTGCTGACACAGCAGCTCGTCAACTAGCTGGCGAAGGCGCTGGTGAAGATATGGGCATGGGCGGCATGGGCGACATGGGCGCACCTGACCTAGGTGGCGGTATGCCTGGTGAAGAACTAGGTGGTATGCCTGGTGAAGAACTTGGTGGCGAAATGGGCGGCGACTCATTCGGCGCAACTGATGCAGCAGCAGGCGGTGAAGAAGAATTAGGACGTGAGCGTAGATAATGCGTTTATTTGAATTCACTAACGAATTTGATGACATCATCGAAGATGAAGCAGATGAGCGTGGAGACGCTGATCTGCTAACAACATTATCATACTTGCAATCTCAAAGTGCAGGTAAGCATTTGGTACCGAGAATTCGTGTTGACAGTTTAGTTAATATGATTAACATGCACCAAAGTGACGAGGCAGTTCCGTTTACTGCTAAAAGCCTTGAAGATGCGTTTAAAACTAACGAGCAAGTTAAAAACTTTATCGCAAATATTAAAGACGATGAGAAAACTGGAAGTAAATACGTATACCTAAAACGTATTGACGATGGCCCAACAGGTCCCGGTGATGAAGGCTTAGGTGGCCCAAGTGCTGGCGAGCCTGAAAAAATCGTTTCTAAAATGGCAGACAAAGCTGTATCAAATAGAAGTTAAGATGGACTTAAAAGATCTAGAAACAATTGGGTATGTTTACATACCCAATTTTCTTTCCGCAACGGAAATCAAATTGCTTGCGAGTGAGTACAAGCATAGCAAAATTGTTGAAAACAAAAACTATGCGCTAGTTCATTCTGAAATTGCTAAAAAAATATTAGGTAAAAAAGTTAAAGCGTTAATGGACCAAGTAACTGCTAAAACTTGCCTAACAATAGATCATATTACACCCACTGTTAATTACACTGATACTAAGAATTTATTTTTTGATTGGCACCAAGACCACGAAAGTTATTATGTGTATCAACAAAGTAAAAATCATTTAAATTTTTACATACCTGTTATAAAACCTGATCCCGAATTGTCGGGGATGAGCTTAGTGCCAATGGACAAAGTTTGCGAGTATCTTGTTGGCCCGCAAGTTGAGCGTATAGTTAACTATGGCGCAACTCGATTTGTCCCGCACTCAACTTATACACATGTGATTGATGAAGAAACTGGGAAGGATTTTAACATCCCGGTTAACATTAATACTATTTCGGTAACTCCTCAATTAAATGCTGGCGACTTGTTATTAATTAGGGGAGACGTTATACACAAAACCCAGGATAACAGTACTCACCGCGTTGCTATATCTGTTAGAGCAATTGACGGTAATGCGCCTGTTAGTAAAGAAAAACTTCAAACTGGCTGCGAAAAGAAAAAGAAATACATCACAAGTAATCAACTATACTATGATTCGATATTTGAGTTGTTTGAAACATCTAAAACGGACATAATAATGTCATCTGACATTGATAAAGGTAGCAATCACTGGACGTTTTAAGTATAATGTTAGTATGATTGTATCACCCTATAACTATGCACCCCTTAGCAGAACAACTATCGAAGGAAAACGACATTATAGTTTGCCCGACGGTTCTAAAGTACCCAGCGTTACTACTATCCTGGATAAAACAAAAAGCGAAGAAAGTAAACAAGCTCTCGCTAATTGGAAAAAGAGAGTAGGTGAGCAACAAGCTCAAGCAATTGTTACTGAGGCAGCGAATCGTGGCACACGAATGCACGCCTACTTGGAACAATACATCCTTAGTGATGAACTAAAGCCATTACCTGCTAATCCTTTTGGACATGCAAGTTGGTTTATGGCAGCTGAAGTTATCCTCAAAGGACTTACTAATGTGGATGAGTTCTGGGGATGCGAAGTTCCGCTATACTACAGCGGTTTGTATGCTGGAACTACTGACTGTTTAGCAGTATGGAAGGGCAGACCTGCTATCCTAGACTTTAAACAAAGTAACAAAGTTAAAAAGCGTGAATACATTGAGGATTATTTTCTTCAATTAGCAGCCTATGCACAAGCACATAATCACACTTATGGTACCAATATACGTGACGGTGTGATTTTGATGGCTGTACAGCCTAAAACCATGCCAGATGGCACCCTTTCGACGCCGGAATACCTGGAATTTGAAGTCTCAGGTGACGAGTTTGATCACTGGACTAACGAGTGGACTAAGAGGGTAGAGCTCTATTACCTAACTAGCTAAATAGCTATATTAGTTAAGGATTTAGAACATGGCTGTTATTCAGATTAGCCGCATACAACACAGACGCGGTCTAGAAGCAGACTTACCAAACTTAGCAAGTGCCGAGCTTGGTTGGAGTTTAGACACACGTAAATTGTATATCGGTAACGGTACTCCAGACGAAGGAGCTCCAAGTGTTGGTAGAACTGAAATTTTAACCCAGTATAGTATATTGGATTTTGAAACTTCGTTTTCTGCTAACATCACTACGCTACAAGGCAATGTAGTTGTACTTGAGGGAAATGTTCTTGCCCTTGAATCCAATGTTTCGGCACTTACATCTGGTATAACCAGTACTACCGTTAATTTAAATGCAACAAGTTCTGGTACGATTACTGCTATTGCGGCAAACAACGCAACAGTATCGTATTCTTTAAAACAAGGCAATAAAACCCGTGTTGGTACATTGATGTTAGCACACTACAACTCAACAGTATCGTACGAAGATAATTTTACAGAAACGGCAGCAACTGATATTACTTTTGACATTACATCAAATCTAACTCACGCAAATCTTAATTACACTACCACTAGTGCAACAACGGTATCATATCAAGTAAAAACTATCTAAGAAGTAAGTATGTGGAAACTATCAGCTGACGAGCGATTGGCTCGTTGGCGTGAATTTCGAAAAAATTTAAACACCAAATCATTAGATGAAGCAGTTCAGAGCGTAGCAGAGTTCTGGACACGGTGTCCATTCACGCCATATTATCTAGACATTGACACCCCAAAAGAATGGCCAGATCCTTGGACATTAATTGAAGAAAATTTTTATTGTGACATTGCTATTGCGATAGGAATGTTATATACTATTAAATTCACAGCACATGAACCCGCAGTAGAGTTCCGTTCATATTATGACCCCGAGTCCAAGGTTTACTATAATTTAGCTTGGATCGATGATGGGAAATATGTACTTAATATGACTGAGGGTGAGGTAGTAAATAAAACACAAATCGCAGAACATCTAGAGCTTCGTTATTGTTACGGAGCCAACGAACTAAAATTGAATAGTTATTAAGAGGAATCAATGAGTCAAATACAAGTAACAAAAAGAGACGGACACAAAGAGCCGTTGAACCTAGAAAAATTACACAAAGTTGTGTTTTGGGCCACAGAAGGAATTACTGGGGTAAGTGCAAGTGAGTTAGAAATTAACAGTCATGTTCAATTTTATAACGGTATCAAAACAACTGACATCCAAGAAACATTAATTAAAAGCGCGGCAGATTTAATTAGCGAAGACACACCCAATTATCAATATGTTGCTGGCCGCCTACTAACATATCATATCCACAAGCAAGTATACGGAGATTACAAGCCTTGGCCTTTGTTGCAACTTGTAAAGCGTAACGTTGACATTGGGTACTACACTAAAGAACTATTAGAAAATTATACTGAAGACGAAATTAACGAACTTGGTGAGTACATTAAGCATGAGCGTGATGAAAACTTTGCTTATGTTGCTATGGAGCAATGGCGCGGCAAGTACCTTGTACAAAATCGTGTAACTGGCGAAATTTTTGAAACACCTCAAGTGGCATATATGTTGATTGCCGCTACGCTATTCATGGCGTATCCAAAAGAAACCCGTATGAAGTGGGTTAAGGATTATTATGACGGTATTAGCAATTTTGATATTAGCTTGCCTACCCCTGTTATGGCCGGTGTCCGTACCCCACAAAAACAATTTAGTTCGTGTGTACTCATTGAGAGCGACGATAGTCTTGATAGCATTAACGCTACTGCTAGTTCAATCGTTAAGTACGTTAGCCAAAAAGCCGGTATTGGTATTGGAGCAGGACGAATTCGGGCACTGGGTTCGCCTATTAGAAACGGAGACGCATACCACACCGGTATCACCCCGTTCCTTAAACTATTCCAAGCCGCAACACGTTCGTGTTCGCAGGGTGGTGTAAGAAACGGCGCCGCCACCATCTATTACCCAATCTGGCACTTGGAAGTTGAAGACCTACTTGTACTAAAGAACAACAAAGGTACAGAAGATAACCGTGTACGTCAAATGGACTACGGTGTGCAATTTAACAAACTAATGTACGAACGTCTAATCACTGGCGGCGACATTACCTTGTTCTCTCCACACGATGTTCCTGAAATGTACGAAGCGTTTTTTAACGATCAAGACAAGTTCAAAGACTTGTACGAAAAAGCCGAGCGTAATACTAAGTTGCGCAAGAAAACATTTAAGGCTGCTGAACTGTTTGGTAAGTTCATGCAAGAGCGTAAGGACACAGGACGAATCTATTTAATGAACGTGGATCATGCAAACACCCACAGTCCTTTTAAAGAAAAGCTACATCCTATTAAGATGAGCAACCTGTGTACAGAAATTGACTTGCCTACAAAGCCATTAATGGATATTAATGACGAACTAGGACGTATTGCTCTTTGCACACTATCTGCACAGAACTGGGGCAACGTTAAGAAGCCACAGGACTTTGAACGTATGTGTACACTAAGCGTTCGTGGCCTAGATGCTCTATTGAGCTATCAAAACTACCCAGTTAAGGCTGCGGAACTAGCAACAAAAGAATTCCGTCCAATTGGTAACGGCATTATTAACTTTGCTTACTTCTTAGCTAAACACGATGTTAGCTACAGTGACCCGGCTGCAATTGCATTAGTGGACGAATATGCAGAAGCATGGTCTTACTACTTGATTAAAGCAAGTGCTGACTTGGCTAAAGAGCAAGGCCCATGTACTAAGTGGCAAGAATTAAAGTATGCCGATGGTATCTTGCCAATCGACACACGTAAGAAGGAAGTTGACGAGTTAGTTGAACACAACGAGCGTATGCCTTGGCGTGCTTTGCGTGAACAGATCCTATCACACGGTATTCGCAATGCAACACTAATGGCACTAATGCCTGCAGAAACTTCCGCACAAATTAGTAACGCCACAAACGGCATTGAGCCACCACGTAGCTATGTTTCTATCAAACAATCTAAACACGGTGTATTAAAACAAGTTGTACCAGAATATCGTAAACTAAAAAACAAATATGAATTGTTATGGGACCAAAAATCTCCAGAAGGCTATTTGAAACTTTGTGCAGTATTGCAAAAATACATTGATCAAGGTATTAGTACCAACACTTCGTACAATCCTCAACATTACGAAGATGAAAAAATCCCAATGAGTGAAATGCTCAAGCATCTGATCATGTGCTACAAATACGGAACTAAACAACTGTACTATTTTAACACTTACGATGGTCAAGGCGAAATTGACGTTGAAAAATTATCTAAAAACACCGAACTTGCTCCCAGCGTTGACGACCAAGCTGACTGCGATTCGTGCGTAATTTAAAAAAGAGAACAACAATGAGCGTATTTAATTTAAACGATAACACAAAACATACAGAAAAATTAGCGTTCTTAGATGCCTCTGGGCCCACTGCGGTCCAGCGGTATGAATCACTAAAGTACAGACAATTTGACAAACTAACCGACAAGCAACTTGGATTCTTCTGGCGTCCTGAAGAAGTTGATGTTATGCGTGATGCCAAAGACTTTAAGGAACTAACAGACTTTGAGCAACACATTTTTACAAGCAATCTTAAACGACAAATCCTACTAGACAGTGTTCAAGGTCGTAGCCCTAATCTTGCTTTTCTGCCTTTGTGCAGTTTGCCAGAGCTAGAAACTTGGATCCAGACTTGGGCATTCAATGAAACGATTCACAGTCGTTCTTACACCCATATCATTCGTAACGTTTACAGTGATCCTAGTCGCATCTTCGATGAGCTAATGCAAATTGAACCTATTGTTAATTGCGCCAAGGACATTAGTAAATACTACGATGATGTAATCGAATACGGAACATGGCACCGTGCCCTAGGAGTAGGGAAACATGTGGTTAACGGCAAGGAACTTGTTGTTGATGAATACGAACTTAAGAAGAAACTATGGCTAG